AAAGTCTTGGACAAGCAGGGTAACACGTTGGTCGTTAAAGCGTCTGATCGTGATAAGGTACTTAATGAGATTTCTGCAAGAGCAGCAAGATACGAACGTTTCGATCCTGAAACAGCTGAACAGCTCAAACAGCTCAGAGCAAATGTACGCGATGTCTTTAATAAAGGCCAAGATCCTGGGGACGATATTATGGAAGCGCTCTACTTCCTCGATCCAGAGACTAGGCAATTAGTTGAAAAGATGTCTCATCAGTATGATAGAGTTGTAACACCATCAGACTTTGCTGCTATTGCAAGACTAATGTCTGAACAGTTAAGTGAACAAGTGCCTATTTTAAAAGACTTTACTAAGTTCTTTGGTAGACTTGCCGAAGATTTCTTAGTTAATTCTAAGCCTTCTGAAGCAGCTCTTGACTGGAAATCTATTGGCCGTACAGCTGCCCTAAGACCTTATCAGAGAGGTTATGTACTTCCTGATCGTATTAGCGAGATATTAGGTTTAAAGGCAGGAGAAGCAGTAACTGAAAAGTTCTTAAAAAGGTTTAATGGCTGGAAACCAGACGGCTCTTTAGCTGATATTATCTATGGTGTAAAAGGCCCTGATGATAGACGTACTGGCTTTAAAGTACTTAAAATTGAACCTGTAGATAAGATTGAAATATCTAAGGGTATAGAAATCTTTTATGCTAACAAGCTTCCTAAGTCTTGGACAAATGTACCTTGGGTTAATTTTGATGGTAAAATCATTGAACAGAACTTTACTCAAACATTTGAAGAGAGATTGTCTTATAAAGACAGGGATGGTAATTGGGTAAACAATATCTTGCAAATACCTCAAAAGACAGAAGCAACTTGGTGGGAACAGTTTGTAAATGCTGATGGTAAGATTAACGATATAGCTGATGCAGGAAAGGCACGTACTGCTTTTGCCGTTAATGGTAACCATTCAAATGACGCTACATTGGTTAAGAACTTTCACCTATGGGGCAAACAAAATGGCATTGCAACTAGTACTATTCATGACGCGTTCTTTGCTAATGCTGCAGATATGCTAAATGCTCGTGATGGTATTCGTAAATTATACGCAAAAACATTGGATGCTAATCCAGTGTTAGCTACACTAAATGAGATGAAGGCTCGTGGATTGCCTAAAGAGCTTTATGATCAATACCTTCAAGAAGCCATAGACAAAGGACTAATACCTGTAGAAGGTGTTTCTATTGTTGGTGGTAAACGCTTGAAGAAATCTGATATCCTTACTAAAGAGGATATTTTATCAACAATACCCGATCCTACTAAATTTGAAAATGATTGGGGTTTTTATGGAATTGGATAACAATGAATATTGAACAAGAAATCGTAGCAAAAGGCTTAACAGCACCACGTATTACACCTGCAGATATTGAAAGTAATATTAAGAGTGTACATTACTTTACAGCTTACGATGGTCGTTTAGGTGCAATTGCATCAAATACTTACGTAGCCCAAGAATCGCCTGAAGAAGATAATTTAGACTTAATCCCATTAGCCTTATTAACTTTTTGCGTAGTAGTATTACGTAACGGGTTTACTGTAACAGGTGAATCTGCTTGTGCATCTCCTGAAAACTTTGACGCTGAGATTGGGCGTAAGGTTGCAAAAGAAAACGCTATTAGTAAAGTATGGCCTCTAATGGGCTATGAATTAAAATGCAAATTAACAGGCGGATAGTATGTCAGCTGAGATTAAAAAGTGTAACTGCAAACATGCAGCACAAGATAAGCTGTATGGCACTGGAATGCGTGTTATGAACGCAACCCAGAAGAAAGAATTTCGTTGTACTATATGTGGAGCAACACACAAATGAGATTTAGTCACGCATTAGATATGATTATTGCTGGTCAAAAGCTAGCACGTGAAGGCTGGAATGGAAAAGACATGTACGTTAAGTTAGTAAAAGCACATGATTTTGAATTTTCAGAACTATGCCCACACTTTGTCATTAAGAACGTTAGAAATTCTTTTGACACATGGGTACCGTCTGTAGCAGATTTGTTAGCAGATGATTGGGTACTAGTTTAGGTACACAAAAGGAGGCAGACCCCGTTAAATTAACCCTTCCCTGCCTCCCCCTATATTCATTATATATAGTATTATCTCTTATTATAATATCTATTATACTAAGTAATATACTATATAATCATTATAGAACCCCGTTAAATTAACCCTAAATATAAAATTTAGTGATTCCAACATTATAGATTGTATCTATAATATATAAAGAGTTGTACTCAAAGGAAATAAACAAATGTCTACCGAAACTGATGAAACACAAACACAAGAAACTAATACTCCTGCTCCGGATAATATTACTCCCACTCCTCCTGTGGATGACGTGGACAGCAAGATCCAAGAAGCTCTTAAGCCAATCAAGACAAAACTTGACAGTGCGTACAAAGAGCGTGACGAGGCTTTAAGAAAAGCTGCAGAGTATGAACAGAAAGAAAAAGAAGCTAATATAGCACGTCTACAAGAAGAAGGGAAACACAAAGAAGCCTTTGAACTTCAGTTAGCAGAGACCCAAGCTAAATTGGAAGCTGTAACAAAGCGTAACGTAGAGCTTGCTCGTGATGCAGAAATCAAAACTGTACTAGCAAACTATGCGCTTAGAAGTGACAAAGCTCGCGATATGGCCTATATGGATATTGCCAGTCAACTTATTCAAAATGAGAATGGTGTCTGGGTTCACAAGAGTGGTGCCGATCTTAGAACGTTTGTAAAACAATTCTCTGAACATGACGATAATTCTTTCTTGTTTAAAGCCAAACCATCATCAGGCGGCGGTACTACACCATCTGGAACAAATAATCTTCCTGATAACTCGCCTAAATCAATCTTTGCGATGTCTCAGGAAGAGGTACTCAAACTCGCGGCAGAAGGAAAGCTTCGCCGTTAATATTAAGGAAATAAAATGGCAGCAAATAGCGTTACCTATACCAGCGGAACAGCTGGTAATAATAACAACTATGTATTACAAGAAGCAATCGGCGCATACAGCGATGAAGCTTATACTAATGCTCGTAAGTTATCTGGTACTGGAATTACCTCTAGCAACCCACAAATTGACACTAACACAGAAACCTTTATTGGTCAAATGCGTTGGTTGAAACCTTTAAACCCTAAAATCAACATTGCATCATTAACAGATGCTGCTGATGGCGAGAAAACTAACTATACATCTGACTTCAGTACTTACATTAAAACTGTACGTACACACGGTGCTGAAAAAGTCAATATGACTGAAGTAGTTACTCGTCAAGATGGTTTAGCTAAAATTGGTCGTGACTTTGGTGAAACTCGTGCTCAAGACGAACATAATGCTATTCTTTCTGTACTTAAAGGCGTAGCTATTTCTGAAGCATTAGTTGGTACAGCAGGTGCTGGTGGCCAGTCATGGTCAAATGACCCTACTGACGCAGCTTATGGCTTCTATGTAGATATCGGTTCAGCTACTGCTGGTGCAGGCAAAATCGTTTCTGGAAACGGTAAAGATAGAGACAACGTTCTTAACTATGCGTACCAAGGTGCTTCAAGAGCAGAAGGCTTGTTAGATGCATTTGGTAAAGCTTTCAAAGACTATGAACCAGATTGGGCATACTTAGCTGTATCTCCAGAAGTTTTAGCTTCTTTCCGTTCAGCTAACTTTGTTGATGAAACAACTGTAACCGAAGGTAATATTAACTTCCAAACAATTTTCAACGGTAAATTCCGCTTGATTGTAACACGGGCTAACCAATCTTTAAGTGCATCTGATCTTGCTGTACTTAATGCAGGTGCTGGTGTTGATATTGTTGGTACTAAAACTTCATTCATCATTTTACCAGGTGCTATTGCAATGGAAACATTAGCAGTGCCTGATTCAACTGAAGTATACCGTGACGCTAACAAATACAAAGGTGGTGGTGTTACTTCTGTCTGGTCACGTTGGGGTTATGTACTAGCTCCTGCTGGTTATGATTGGAATGGTATTTCAACTGCATTCCCTTCAGATGCTGATTACGCTTCATACCGCAGTACTTCTGGCGGTAATACAACTTCAGTAGTTGCTGCTGCAGGAACACAAGCTGCTCTTATCTCTAACCGTGCAAACGTTAAAGGTACTTGGACACGTAAAACAGCTTCTGCACTTTCATTGGGTATTTTACCAGTATTCCATTCTTAAGGAGTAGGTTATGGCACTCGTTAAAGGTGTTAATTCATATGCTGATTTGACAGAGGCCGATACTTATTTTGAAAACAAGCTAGATGTTGCTGCTTGGACCGATGCAGCTGAAGTTCAAAAAGAACAAGCTCTTTGCACTGCAACATCGATACTTGATGAGATGGTTTGGATTGGGATAATTTCTAGCGAAACACAAGACTTAGCCTTTCCTCGTAAAGAAGCTGAATACTTTGATCCGAAACTAGGCACTATGAAGTCTTTAAATAGTATAGAGGTTCCTGGTAGAATTGTCAATGCTACGTATGAACTTGCTTATCATTTATTAAATAATGATGGCCTCTATGATGATACAGGCATGGTTAAAAACTTGGAACTAGGTGACATTGTATTGGAGACAGTAATGCCTGCCAACAAAACGCCAAGAGTAGTAAAGAGTTATATTAAGCCTTTGTTGTCTAATAGTGGCGCAAGAACATGGTGGAGGGCTAACTAATGGCCTATAAAGGACTTATTGGTAGTCAGCTGAATATGGCTTTTAATATGGCCAAGGACTTAGCGGTTCTTGTAACCTTTCAGAAGGCTGCAAAAGAATTTGATTTTAGTACTGGTACTGTGGACACTGGTGTAATAACCAGTATCCCCGTAAAGGTCATTCCATTAAAAACTAAAAAGACAAAAGATTCAGAATCCTTACAAATTCTATTAAAGAATAAGGATGTCGGTGATTTGTCTTTATTTTCTACTGTTGTGAATAACGGGGTGGAATGGACTATTGGTACTATAATCATCTCAAATACATACACTAGCGTACTAGAGCTTACGAGGACATTATAATGGGAAAATTCGTAAGTCTTGAACAGGATGTCTTTAGTGTATTTGCTTCTCCTGAGTGGGTAGCAGAAGATATAAAAACATTCCCGACAAATTATATAGCTGTGAGCAGTGGCAAAGAATTTATTCGCGTCTCTGTGATACCCAGTGGAAACGGTTTAAACCGTAACTCTACAAAAGGTATTCTCATAATTGATATTTTTATACCTGCCGGAGAGGGTACAAGACGTGCCTTCGAGATAGCAGACGCACTTGATTCTCATTTAGTGAATAAGTCTATCAAACACTTAACGGATACAGCTCAAACTCAATTTGGGTTTAGCTCAATTAGTCCTAACGGTGTTGATAAGGACACGCCTTCACTATATAGAGTCACTTACTCTATCACATTTAATTATTTTTGTAAGGAATAACAATGGCACACATTTCTAGCTTAACCGCTGCAATGTTCTCTGATTTATCAGTAAATATAACACCAAGCTCAGACTCAGCATGGAACGCGCTTACTACAGAAGCAAACTATAACGGCAAATTTGCTGGTACTACTGATAACATCGGCGTATCTATTTCACATTTGAAAGAGTTTCCTGCTTTAGGTACTCCTGCAAACATTACTAAAGTACCTGAGTACGGTTCTAAAACTTCTAAACAAGTACAAGGCCAAGCTGATCTTCCAAATATGGAAATCACACTCAACTACATTCCTACCTTATGGAAAGGAAATGAGCTTTATAATGAAACTACTAACACTGCAACAGGTGTTAAAGTGGGTGACGGTAAGCTTTATATCTTCCGTTTTGCTTTATTAGGTACAGAGGCTGCATCTAATCCGACTTCTGCTAACTTGGCTACTGTTGAGAACTCTTGCTTTTACTTCTTAGGTAAAATGGAAGCATTGGAAGTAACTTCAAGCCTAACTGAAGCTATGACTGCTAAGCTAACAATTTCAGTACAATCTGAAATTAAAGGCGCATTCACCAACTAAGGAGGCCTTATGGCAACAGCAAAAGGTCACATTTCTAGCTTAACAGCGGTAATGTTCTCAGACTTGTCAATGACTAATTACCCTGTCAGTAACTCAGACTGGGACAGTGCATTTAGTAATCCGCTTACCGTTGAAGATAAGCTTGGTAAATTATTTGACAATAAATCAAGATTAGTAACTATTGATGCTGATACTATTCCTGGTGGCGTATCTTTCGCAGATTTGATTGATACTACTAATGATGTCGTACCAGGTTCTGTCGCTAGTTCTGCAGAATTTGTTCGTATTACTCACTT